TCTTTGACTAAAGCGAAAATTTGAAAGGAGCCAAAAAATGGGAAGAAAAAAATCAAAAGATAAACGGTTATTAGTTGCATGTGAAATGCCTCCTCTTTATAAAACAAAACCAGGAATGAATTATTCATACGCAAACGATGAAGTCTTACAATGGTTATCTAACCGCCCAGGATTACTGTTGTATGTGTTTGATAAATTAACAGCTGCTGGACATATCGTTTATAATCCACAAACTGGTAAATGGCAGGGAGTCGATTATGAAGAATATGACTGAATTCTTTCTTCTGATGATACCGCCTACTGTAACAGCTCAAGAACATAAAGTGTCAGTAAAAAAAGGAAAACCTATATTTTATGATCCGCCGGAACTGAAACAGGCTAGAGCAAAGTTAATTGCTAATCTTGGAAAACATGTGCCTGAACGTCCATATTCTTCGTCTGTGCGACTTTTAGTGAAATGGTTATTCCCAATCAAGGGTAAACATTTTGATGGAGAATACAAAGCTACAAAGCCAGATACGGACAACTTGCAGAAACTGCTTAAGGACTGCATGACCAAATGTGGATACTGGAAAGATGATGCGTTAGTGGCCAGTGAAATCGTAGAGAAGTTTTGGGCAAAGATACCGGGAATATATATTCGAGTGGAGGAATTATGAAACTAAGAGATATACATGAGGATGAAGAACAAATTAGTATTTACGATATCCTGTATCCAGAAAGGAAAAAGAGCTCCAGTAAGGAAACAAAGGAGAATCAGAATGGAAAAGATATTAAAAAGGGAAATAGAACTTCTGAAAAGCGAGAATGAAGTACTAACTAGACAGGTTGATAATTTAGCTGAAAAAATAGTTGAAATAGATAATTTACCATGTTATCTAGCATGTCCAATTGGTAATCCACTGGATTGCGATTGTGAGTGTTTTGATCCAGAAGTATGGAAAGAGTGGGCGAAGAAAGATGAATAAGTATCAAGAAGCATTAAACCACATTAGATTAGTGTGTTTAGTAAATAGTGATGATGAAGAATGGTTAACAAGAATGAGTGAAGGAGAAAGTGTTTATACAAATGAACATAAGGTATTAGCTTGGATGCCATTACCTAAAGAGTATGAAAAGGAGTGATTGAATGATACTGTACATAGTAATAATTGCTTTCCTGGTGCTGTTCAGTGTTTATGTTTCGTATGAATTTAGAAGAACAAAGCGCATCAGGAAAGAAAGCACAAAGCTAGATTCAGAGGTGTATCGAAGAAAAGCAAAAGATAAAAATGAAGATATATATTATGAAAAAATTTTAAAAGAACCACATGGGACTGAATAGGAGTGTGAAATCTATCTATGAAGTGGCAGGATGAGAATGTACGTTACCTAACTAAACAGATGCAATTGAACTATATAGAGTCAGAGCTTAAAAATTATTATTGGCATCTAGCTCAATGGAAAATATATGATGATGAACAGAAAAGGCTAGAGATGGAATATGAAAGCTTATTAGAATCCCCTAGAATAAGTGGAAGCATTATCAAAATGCCACAAGGAAGCGGAGAAAAATCTCCATGGCAACTAGATATGAGTGGGGAAATTGCTGAGTTAGAGGAAAAGAAAAATATTGAGAAACAATATCTTGATCAAGTAGACAGATGGATGAAAGTATGTACACATTCCCAGGGAAAAATGGTTAAGCAATATGTAATGATTCAGCAATGTAAAGATGTTACTAAAGCTGCACGAGAGACAGGATTCTCAGAAGATAATGTAAAAAAATCAAGAGAAAGAGTGCTAAATAAAATTTTTTCTGCTTATTTTCTTAAAACTGTACACTCAGTGACAGAAAATCAGTGATATACTAGTATCGTGGAAATAGCGACAAGGAATCCTAAGCGGACTTGTCAGCGTAAAAAGGTCGGAATGGCCTTTTTATTATATTAGATTTATTGCGCCCTAACGGTGCTTTTCTTTTACCTAAAAGGAGAGTGGTAATATGAGATATTTAAAAGAGATAATGGATAATCTGTTCGATTTAATTCTGGTATGCATTGTAGTATACTTATGCATCAATTATTCTTTTTGGTGGATAATGTTGCTTATATTTCTTAATAGATTGAGGAATAATTACTTATGATCACAGTTTGTAAAGATTGTCCTAAAAGGCATCCTAACTGTCATGGAAACTGTGAATGGTATAAAGCAGAACGTAGAGCATTGGATGCAGAGAACAAAGCTAAGAGAACAGAAAATACAATTGGAATGAGCTGTAGCGCTCACTGGAATTATTCAAAACGACGAAGGTAGGTGGTGACATGACTTGAAAGAGAACTGGGAGTTAGCTTACGAAGATTACAATAACGGCATGAAGTACAAGGAGATTGCCGAAAAGTATAATGTTACATTGAACACAGTGAAGTCTTGGAAGACACGACACTGGAATAAAATAGGTGTGCATACAAAAGACAAAGAATGTGTGCACACAAAACGAAAACGTGGAGGACAACCAGGGAATAAAAATGCTACAGGACCTCCTGGTAATAAGCATGCCGAAAAGCATGGCTTTTTTTCTAAATGGCTACCAGAAGAAACTCAGCAGATTATTGGTGAAATGCCTACGAACGAACTAGAAACATTATGGATGAACATTCAGCTACAATTTGCAGCAATCATCCGTGCGCAAAAACTAATGTACGTTATTGATCAAGATGATAAGACCGTTGAAAAAGTTGAGCATAAAGGCGGTAATGTTATCGGTGATCGCTGGGAAGTGCAGCAGGCATGGGATAAGCAAGCTACATTCATGAACGCACAGAGCCGTGCAATGAAGACTCTAGAAAGCATGATCAAGAATTATACAGAGCTGCTGCATCAGAATTGGGATGTTGCATCAGAAGAACAGAAAGCACGTTTAGAACTGTTGCAGGCACAGAAAAAGAAACTTGAGATGGGCGACAACGAAAGAGATGATACTGTTTTAGAAAAGATGGATGCAATCGCTGGTATTGCAATGCAGATGAAAGAACCGGAAGAGGATGAATATGCAGAATAAACCAATGCTTATACTTTCTCCTAAGTTTCGTGACTTTCTTACTGTTGATGTACCAAGAGAATTTTTGGAGGGTACAACGGCTGCAGGAAAGACAACAGTAGGCATCTGCAAGTTTATGCTCAAAGTATCGATGAGTGATGTGAGGTTTCATGTAATTGCGGGAGCAGACCTAGGAACAGTCGAGAAGAACGTTATCAATAGCGAACGTGGGCTTCTTGATCAGTTTAATAAGGTCGCAGAATACTATCCATCCGGAAAAGGAAAAATTAGACTTCCTCATATTGAGTTCAAAACGAACAACGGAACACGCATCATATATATCTGTGGTTACGACAACAAGAAGCGATGGCAGAAAGTATTAGGTGGCCAAGTTGGATGCGTGTATATTGATGAGGTTAATATTGCTGATATGGAATTCCTACGAGAGATATCGCATCGTTGCCATTACATGATGACAACTTCTAACCCTGATGATCCTAACCTTCCTGTGTATAAGGAGTTTTTGAATCGCAGCAGACCGTTAAAGAGATATATCAGTGATTATCCAAAAGAATTACTGGATATGCTGAATGAACCAGCTGTAAAAGGTTGGGTACACTGGTATTTTTCATTCAATGATAACGCATCAATGACCAGGGAAGATATACAGCGAAAAGTAGATGCGGTTGCCCCAGGGACAAAAATGTATAAGAATAAGATTCAAGGATTGCGTGGACGTGCTACAGGTCTTGTATTTGATTTGCAGCAAGGACATATCATTACGCCTGATCGAGCAAAAAAATTCACTTATACTCATTTCTCTTGTGGTGTTGATACATCCTATTCAAGGCTATCTGACGATATGATAGCTTTTATTTTTACAGGCATCACAGAGGATAGGGTTAAGGTAACACTTGCGGAAGAAGTCTATAATAACCGTGACATTGTACGTAACGGCGGAAGAGCTCTTGCTCCTTCAGATATACCGCCTAGGCTTATAGCATTCCTAGAACGCAATAGAAAACGCTGGGTGGCAAATGGAGATGCATATGCTCGTGATGTTTTCATAGACTCAGCAGATCAGGCAACTATTAATGAATGCCTAAAATATAACAATGAGGTAGGAAGTATTTATGATTTTTACCCGTCATGGAAAAAGCTTACGATTATAGACCGTATATCTCTCCAGCAAGGATGGATGAAACATTACGATTATCTGATAGTTGATGAATGTACAGAGAGCATCAAGGAGCTTAATTCCTATTCATGGCAGGAAGATAAGAACGAGCCGGAGGATGCTAATGACCATACGATCAATGCAGACCAATACAGCTGGATACCGATTAAGCACATGATAGGGCGAATGGAGGTGGAATAATGAGGTTTACCGAAACAATTAAAACAAAACTTTTAAACTGGCTGGAAATTGACAGAAATATGAACCCTCTAACCGTTCGTATCATTGAAACGATGGACTTTGAGGCAAATTGTTTTAAAAATAGAATGTGGTATCGCGGAGATCCATCAGAACTACATCAGTTCTATACACAGTTTGACGATATGATAGGAAACACACGTTTCTGGCAGGCCACAGCATCCAATGGAATCGATTTCCGTAAGATTCATACTGGATTGCCTTCCATGATTATCGATATACTGAATGACCTCGTATTCGATGATATGAATAAGATAGAGTTCGACAATCTGGAAGCACAGGAAATTTGGGAGAAAATAGAAAAGGATATGCCAGAAGATTTCTTCAAGGAAATGTATAGGGAAGTTGCTTATATGGGAGACGGTGCAGTTAGATTAAGTTTTGATAGTTCGCTATGTAATTATCCTATTTTGGAGTTCTTTCCTGCTGATCGGGTTGACTATAGGTATGATAGAGGGCATCTAAAAGAAGTTATTTTCAGCTTTCCATATATCATCAATTCACAAGAATATACTCTTAAAGAAATTCATACAGATCACTCTATCGATTATGAATTGCTGAATCCAGGAGGAGAAAAAGAAAACCTACTTGATTATCCGCAATTTTTAAATGTTAAGCCGTTTCAGCATGAGGCAACATTCTGGACTGCTATTCCTGTATTTATCAAAAAATCAAGTAAATACAAGAACAGAGGTAAATCTCTCTTTGACGGTAAGGAAGATGCTTTTGATAGTTTTGATGAAGCCTATTCTCAATGGATAGAAGCATTAAGGGATAATCGAACCAAGACATATATTCCAGAACAGATGATTCCAAAAGATCCTAAAAAGGGAATGCTGCTAAAACCAAGTCCTTTTGATGGCCGTTTCATTCAAGTGAGAGGAACATCAGGAACAGAAGGAAAAGCACCAACAATTGAAACTAAGCAAGGAGAAATGGATTTTGAGGGATTGATGGCCTCTTATACTTCTGCATTGGATCAATGCCTGCAAGGGCTGATTAGTCCTTCGACACTTGGGATTGACATAAAAAAGACGGATAATGCAGAAGCTCAGCGTGAAAAAGAAAAGGCAACCATAAATACACGAAATGCGATTGTTCGTTCTGCTGAAAGAGTCATACCGAAAATTATTATTTCCGCTCTGCATATCATGGATATGGTACACAATAAGCCATATCAGGATTATGTAGTTTCATGTACATTTGGAGAATATGCTAATCCTTCCTTTGAAAGTGTTGTTGAGACCGTCGGTAAAGCAAAGCAATATGGTGTAATGTCTAATGAAACAGTTGTTGACGAACTGTATGGAGACAGTAAGGATGATGAATGGAAACAACAGGAAGTAGAACGGTTGAATCAGCGTGATGGATTTAACACCAAAGAACCAGTAATCAATGAGTTTGATGTTTTAGATGGACAGATTCCTACTGAGGCGGATTATGGAAGATGAGAAGAAAAAAGAGGAGTATGATCCATATTCAGTAAGTGACATATTCTATCAAATGGAAATGGATCTCGTACGTTCTCTACAGCGTAATTTTCATAAGCATAAGATGGAAGAACGAAAACTAGGCTTTTCATGGGAAATGTGGCAGTCGGCTAAGCTAAGAAACCTTGAAAATTTCCGAAGAACAAATCGTAATATCATCAATAGGGTACGTCCAGCAGTTAGTGATATTGTTGAGAAAGTACTTACTAGTTATTATAGAACTGGAGAAGAGAATGTTACAAAGCAAATCGAGCTAGATAATGGCTCGTTTTCTTTTCCTCAGAATGGAAACAACACTGGTGAAGTAAATGAAGCTCCGCCAAAAGAAACAAATTTCTTTCAGGTCAATAAAAAGAAACTTAATGCTCTAATCGAGTCCACGAAATCAGATCTAGACGAAGCTCAGTATGCAGTTCTTAGAAAAATGGATGATGTATATAGGCAAACGGTTTTCAAAGCTGAATTTCAATTGTCTAGTGGCGCTGTTTCGCTAGGAAAGGCGATAGACATGGCTACAGAGAAATTTCTAGAAAAAGGAATTGACTGTATCATTTATAAGAACGGGGCAAGAGTTAATATTGCTTCTTATGCAGAGATGGCGCTGAGAACAGCTAGTCATCGAGCGCAGCTTCTTGGGGAAGGTGCTAAAAGAGATGAATATGGGAATCATTTAGTGTTCGTAACAGCTCATGCCAACGCCTGTAAGCTGTGTATTCCATGGCAAGGGCAAATACTCATTGATGATGTATTTAGCCATCCTAATGAAGAATACATCCAGAAATATAAAAGCAAATATAAGCTGTTGAGTGAGGCCATTAAGTCAGGTCTTCTGCATCCAAACTGTAGGCATGGTATTCTTACTTATTTTGAAGGAATTACTAGACTTCCAGAACCTGTTCCTGATGATCTGGCTCTTAAAAACTACAACAATGAACAGAAACAGAGAAAGTTAGAAAGAGCTATCCGAAAGCAGAAAAGAAAGGTCGAGGGAGCAGTAGATGAAGACAATAAGAAGTTAGAGCGTGCCAAGCTTAGAGAATTGCAAAAGGAAATGCGTGAGTTCCTAGAGGAGCATCCAGAGTTCAAACGTCAGAACAGAAGAGAGAAGATAGAACCTAGAGCAGCAACTTTAGGAAAAGGAAATGACGCAGATACTCAAAACTCTAATACAGAATATGTAGAAACCATAGATTTAAAAGATGTAGACTCATATATTAGTAAATATGAAAATGAAATAAAGGACTACCCAGTAGAACATGCCTATGTAATAAGAAAAAATGGAAAAGTGTATCATAGTATTGGGGATGATATTGGCGTTAAAATTCCACTAGAAGATTTAGAAGGTAGTATTGTTACGCATAGCCATACTTATGATGGTGAACCATCTAATTCCTTTCAGAAAGATGACTTTTCATTTTTACAGGATCATGGCCTAAAAATAAAGAAATTAAGAGCTGTTTATGGTAATATGAGATATGAAGTACAGGTAAAAAAAGATCTTTCCTTAGTATCTTATGATGATTTGTATCGTGAGGTAAGCACTGATATTGATATTTTCAGTGATTTTATTGATTTTGGAGACTTGATATTTACTTTATTGGATAGAGAGGGATATGTATCATATGTCAAAAAGAAAGTTGAATAAACGCCAAGAGGAATTGTTAGAAGAAATGACGATGGAGTTAAAAGACTTAGAAAAAGAAGATGAAACAATTCCTGATGGAATGGCTAGATTAGATGGCCCATTGATGAAAAAGAGAAAAGAGATAGAAAAGAAGTATTTAAAATTGCTAAGAGAAGCATCAGATCAGCACTCAGAATAGGGTGCTTTTTTTATTGGAGAATAGGAGTGATGTAGTGTGTAACCATTCTTATACAACTAAGAGCAGAACATATTACGATAAGAACCAACAATGCAGGATTCGGATAGAAACGGATACCTGCATTTTTTGTTGCCGAAAATCGGCAGAAAGGAGGATTGCGGTGAAAGATCCACCGAAAAGACGGTTACCTTATTTTGGACCGCATTTATGTGAAATAGGCGAAGTCTAAAGACCTCGCCCCTTCCCAAACGCAGCGGGCACCTTTCAATGCACTGCGCTTTCCACATTCAGCCTCATCCATTGATGAATGTGATTATGCAATTGTAAAATGAATGTCTAATGTTATTATGGTCTGTTCTATAACAGAATTAACAATAACATAGATGTGACCTCATTCGAGGCATTTAACTTTCGTATAATCAACTGAATGCTGACATCCTTCGTCATGTCCAAGCTATTACCCTTGGCATTTGGCTACTATGATGTCTCCGTTACCATGGCATATAGATATGCTTTAGGTAATCCCGTAGTTTGCATTTCATATAGTGTCTCTGTGGTTAGGTACCTATTTCGTCTATTGACTTACCGATAGTAAGCTGTCAGCTACACCTGTCTGCATAATACCTTTCCTATATATTATGCATATAGCTGATATCAGGAGTGGAACCTGATAGTTCTCTAGACCTATAGACTTAGGTTCAGCCAATCAAGGTTTTACCGTACACAGCCTAGTTCGCCAAGCCACTCGTTCATAGAACTAATCTTGGCTTTACCGACATGCTGTAGTTCCCGTTGGGTTTCCCCTCAAGGTAAGTCGGTTACTTTACAATGTCTGACAGGAACATTGATTTCAAAAGAAATATATATGAAACGCCTTCAACGGCGCACAGAAAGGAGATATTGTCATGGATGAAAAGGAAAAAGAAACAGTGGAAGAAACAGATATCCAAAAAGCATTTGGAAATAACGAATCTGAAAAAGAACCAAATGAGCAAGAAACGCCAAATGATTCTGAAACAGTGGATACCTCAAAGGAACAATCTGTAGATAACACAGAAAATTCTGAAAATGCAGAACAACCGCAGGAAGAAGAAAAGACTTCTGATGAATCAGATAAGCATGAAACGGATGATAAACCAGAAGAACAGCCTAAACCTACAAATGATTTGGCTACGGGTATCGGCATGGATAAATATGTGCAGGCTGAGCTGAAAGGCGTTATGGCAGTGTGTGATATAGATCCAAAAAAACTTGGACGAGCAGTCCGTCTAATTGACCCTGCATTATGCATGGAGAATGGTGAATTCTCTGAACAGAAAGCTAATCAGGAGGTACAGAATCTATTGGCTGAATGGCCAGAACTAAAAAGAACTCAGCAGGATGCTAGTGGAAATGCATTCTATTTTGGCGTTCCTGGACAAAAAGAAAATGAACAGGATAAAGTCAACAATAAAATTTCCAGTATTTTCGGCAATAAGTAAAGGAGTGATGATAAATGCCAAATACAGTAAACTATGCAACTCAGTTTGAAAGAGACTTAACTCAAAAATATTCTAGAGAGCTTTTAACCTCAGAAATGACTACTGAAAAAGTCAAATTTATCAATGCAAATACGGTAAAACTGCCTTTTATTGAATTAGCAGGATATAAGGATCATAACCGTAATGGTGGATTCAACAGACAGGCAGTAAAAAACGAGTATCAGACTTTTACTCTAAAACATGATCGTGATGTTGAATTCTTTGTAGATGCTATGGATGTGGATGAAACAAACCAAGCACTTGCTGCAGCTAATGTTACAAATGAATTTGAAACACAGCAAGGTATTCCAGAAACTGACTGTTATCGTATTTCTAAATGTTATTCTGAATTTAAAACTGCCGGTGGAACTGTTGATAATACAGCATTATCAGCAGAAAATATTCTTTCAATTATTGATCAGAAAATGAAAGATATGACAGAAGCAGAAGTTCCAGTAGAAGGACGAATCCTATATGTTACGCCAACAGTTGAACAGTATATCAAAGATGCAAAAGAATTACAGCGTTATTTAAATGTGAATGGTTCTAATGATGGAAAAGTTAAACGAGCTATCGTTGATTTAGATGGACTAAAAATCAAACCTATTTTATCTAATCGTATGAAAACTGTGTATGATTTCTCTGATGGATGCAAACCTGGAGGAACAGCAAAACAGATCAACATGATCATGTTCCATCCAAAATCTATTTTGGCATGTGAAAAACATAAATACATTAAATTATGGCCAGAAGGAACTCACACACAAGGAGACGGATACTTATATCAGAATCGTAAGTATAATGATTTATTCGTTATTCCAAACAGAAAAGATGGAATCTATATCAATGCTGAAGCAGAAGATTAGGAGGTGTAAATATGTCAATCTATGCGGTAAAAGGAAACCGAGAGGAACGTATCACGGAAGATTTAAAAGAACATTATCTATCCAACGGATACGATATTATTGAAAATGGAAAAAGAACAATCTCTCCGTCAAAAAAAGTTTCTTATGCTGAGTATACTAAAATGTATGAAGAGAACAAGAAACTGAAAAGCGAAAACAAAAAACTAAAAGATGATCTGAAAGGATTAAAAGATGCTTCAAACGAAGCAGGTGCATAGTGTGTATGCAGATGAAACATATTATAAAGAAACATACAAAGGAACAATTATTACACAGGATATAGAAAGAAGTCTAAAAAGAGCCAGTGAAGATGTCAATAGCTTATGCTATGGCCGTATTGAAGGAAAAGGATTTGAAAATCTAACAGAATTTCAACAGGACAGGATACAGGATGCAGTATGCGAACAGGCTGAATATACTTTTAAATATGGAGAATATTTCAATAATCCAATGAAAAGTTATTCTGTTGGTAAGACCAGTGTTCAGTTGCAAGATACTGAAATCAATGGAGTACATACTACCTCACGTGTTATTCAGCTATTAGAGGATACAGGATTAAGATGCCTAACGCTATAATCATGTGTCCTTTTCCTTTTCCAGATATAGAGGCAACAACTCATATTGAAGTCTTTCAGGAGATAGATACCAAATATGAAGGTCCGCAGGAAACACTAATATACGATGGAATGGCTGTATTTGATCAAAGCGCAAAAACCATTATGGGTACAGATAATAAACTCATTACGCTATCTGGTACGATTATCATCAAAGGTGAGGTTCAGACAATACCTTCTGCTAATTCGTTTCAAGGATATGTAAAGATTGGAGAAAACAAGCTGAAGGTACTTAAGTTATCAAAACCTAGGTTATTTGGCCTTGTCTATTCAACGGAGCTTGAATTGCTATGAAATGCAAGGTATCAGTTAAGCTAAATCGTGATGCTTTAAATGTACTCGATAAAGCTAAGAAAATGGCATTGGTAAAGACAGCAGAAGCGGTTAAAAATGATATAGCTGCTCGTAACGTAGTACCAAAAGATAGTAGCGAATTAGAAAATAGCGGCGATGTAGATGATTCAATGATTGATAATTTAGTAGCCAGCATCGTATATGATACACCTTATGCAAGAAGATGGTATTTTAATGTAGAGGGAGCAAAATTTCAGAAAACCCAAAATGTTAATGCTCGTGATCATTGGATGGATTATTATCTTGATGGCGAAGGAAAGCAATGGGTAATCGATAAATATTGTGAATTCTTTCGACAGGAAAGTAGAGGGCTTGTAAAATGATGAGACTACGTGATGTTGCAGAGTGGATGGAAACTCAGCTATCTGAGGTAAATACTTGGAGAATCGGAGTATATGATAATTCCGTTGAGAAGACCGTCTGCATTAGAAACCTAGCATCTAAAAGAGATAAAGGCGTTGTAGGTGGAGGTAAAAAGACAACTTCTGTTAAAGGGATTTCTATTGTAGTGCATTGGAATAAGAGTCCAGATGAAACGGAAAGGATAGCACAAAAGGTATATGAGTTGTTTTCGTACAGACCGAACATCAATGGCTATCAGACTATATTGTGTAATATGAGAAATGATGAACCAGTATCATTAGGAATTGATGATAATGGTATTTATGAATATGTAATTGAAACGTGGGTCACTTATAATTGTGACAGGAAGGAGTAATATATGGCATTTGAGAGTGGAGTATTTCCAGTATTTGATATTGTTTTCAAGATTAGCGCAACAGGAGCGAGTGGTGAACCTACTACAACAATTGCGGACATGGAATCATTTTCCATTGCTATTGATGGAAATACGGTAACATGGAATCCGATGGACCAGAAAGGCTGGTCACGTGCATTAATGACTGGTAAAAAACTTACCATATCGTTAAAGGGTAAAAGAAATGTAGGAGATGCAGGGAACGATTACGTTGCATCTACTGCTTTTAAAGATGGTTTAGCTTGTTCAACAAAGGCAGCTGTTGAATTCCCTGATGGATCTAAGCTTACATTCAATTGCGTATTGGATGTTAAAAACGTACTTGGTGGTGAATCACAGGATGTTGCGCCATTAGAATTTGATATGATTTGTGACGGTAAACCAACATTTACAGAAGCACCAGAAGAATAGACGAGGAGGAACATAATGGGAAGAGTTTATGACGTTATTAGCAGATTAAAAGCAAGAAATGAAAGACCTTGCGTTATTCTTGATGAAGAACATAAGTATCCTATTAATACTTCGAAAACAAACGTATTAATGATAATGGGATACGTAAGAAAAAAAGAAAAAGAAGTTAATGATAATCCTGAAGAAGAAATGAAAATGACAGATCATTTAATTAAAATGGCTTTGGGTGAAGAAGCATTAGAATATATTAACTCACAGAATATGACGATGGCAGCAATATCCGACATTGTGCAGGTTATTATTGCAGCTATTTCTGATACAGATGTAGAATTCGACCAAGAGGAAGAATCACCAAAAAAGTAATGGATTCATGGTATGACATTTTTGAGGATTGGGAGCTTATAGAAGCATCGTTTGCAATGCAGTATCCGCAAAAGGATTTATATAACATAGATAACGATGATATGGATTATAAAGAGTTCATAGTCCTGCTATCTGGTCTTACATCAGATACTCCGTTAGGGAAAATAGTACAGATCAGAAGTGAAGAAGATAAAAATGTCTTAAAGTCGTTTACGAAAGAACAGCACAAAATCAGAAATGATTGGCGTAATAAACAAAATAAAAAATTATTTGAAACACTAGATAAAGAAGAAACTATGAAACAGATCAAAGAAATGTTTAAGACCATGTTCTCATAATTTCTTCTTTTTTATATGCAGGAAGGTAGGTGGTGATATGAGTGAAGCTACCTCAGTTGGTGCAATTAAACTTGATGTAGAGGTTGAAGCAAAGCTGAATGAAGATATAAAAAAAGCCGCTTCTGAAATGGCTGATAAGATACAGAAACAGGTAAGCGGGATGAGTTCTGATATTTTCAAGGATCTAAGGAAAGCCATGGTTCAGAGTTTGGAGAAAACACAGGAAGCTATAAAAGGCAGTTTTGATGCAATAAAAGCAGAAATGAGAGCATTCATTGAACAAATTTCAGCGATAATCAACAAAATTGATAATATTCAACTTCCAGGTCAGGAAAAGCAATCGTCCACTAAAAGTGGTCAAAAAATATCACCTAAGACTATACGTGGACCACCAACATTAAATGTAGCAAAGACAAAAATTAAGTTTGATGCGGAATTTGATGAAGAAATGATACGTCAAAAATACGATGAACTAGAAGCTTTGCTAGATATGTATGACAATCAGATTTTATCAAAACAGGAACAGCGCAAAAAGCTTTTATCGAATTTTTCTATTGGAATGAATACTAATGAAGAGCAAAAACTTAATGATGCCGTAATGAAATTAGATACACAAATCCGTTCTTTACAGGATGCATCAGAAAGAGCAAATATCACATTAAAGGCAATGGATAGAAGATTTAACGAAACTAGTGGATCTACTCAGCAAGCTTCTTCTGGGATAAAAACATTAGGTAGTAGTTTTACTGGACTAAAAGGTAAAATAGCAGGCTTATCTTTATCTGTTGCACAAAAAGGTTTATCAGCTCTTAGAACAGGTTTTTTAAGTGCTGGCAATGCAGTTCAGAATTTTATGAAAAAGGCTTCCTCTGCTGCATTATCAAAACTTGGAAACGGTTTGACATCATTAGGTAATAAGGCTACAGATTTAGCTAAGCGATTTTTAGGTCTTGGTTCAGCATCAGATAGATCAAGTAAGAAAATGAATGGTTTCAATTTAGGTAGATTGATTAAATCGTTCACTATATTCTCTTTGATTTTTCCTCTTGTAAGCAGAGGAATCATGGCTCTTGGGCAAAATATTTCTCAAACCTTAATGACAAATGAGCAGTTTTCTAACAGCTTAACGCAAATTCGTTCCAATTTAGCTACAGCATTTACACCTATCTATAATGCAATAATGCCAGCACTTAATGCGTTGATGTCGGGATTGGCAAAATTGACTGGATATCTATCTGCTTTTATTTCTGCTTTGTTTGGTCAGACATATTCTGCTACTAAAAAAGCAACGCAGGGAATATATGCAGCAAAAGATGCAATGGGAGTATACGGAAACAGCGCATCTAAGGTCGCTAAAGAAGCTGAAAAAGCTAAAAAATCTCTGATGGGATTTGACGAAATCAATAAGCTTGACGATCCATCTTCGACTTCTGGTGGAGGGAGTGGAGGTAGTTCTGTTCCTGAGTATAATCCTACTGATGTAAATGAGTCTCTTGTTAATCGATGGGTAAAAAAACTCAAGGATATGTGGGCAAAAGGAGACTACGCAGGAATTGGAAAACTGATTGGTCAGAAAGTCAATGAAGCTGTACAATCCTTTACAAAATTTATCTCATGGAACAATCTAGGAAGTAAGATTACTGAATTCATTAACGGATTTTGTGAACTGTTCAATTCATTAATTGCTACGATAGATTGGCTTTCTATAGGTAATATGTTTGGCGAGGGGATAAACACGATTGCTAATACATTGTATCTTCTGCTGAATGGCATTAATTGGCAGAGGATAGGGAGTGCATTAGCTAATGGTCTAAATGGTATCGTCTATACTGTTGACTGGAATAAGTTAGGTCGAACGATAGGTTCATTCTTCCAGGCTAAAATAAATGGTTTGTATGGCTTTGTCGTTACAGCTGACTGGAAATCAATCGGCAAGGCACTAGCAGATGGTGTAACAGGGCTTGGAAGCTCTATTGACTGGACTAAATTAGTTACTTCCCTTATTACAGGAATAAATGGAGTGATTGCTTCAATACGCACATTTATTACGAATATCAAATGGTCAGATATAGGTGCTACTATCATGGAAATGATAAGAGTAACTATAGTGACTTTTGACTGGTCTGGATTAGGAAGTGCATTATACGAGCTCGCTACTGCATTAATAAATATGCTTAGAGGAGCTGTAGAAAATACCAATTGGGGAGAACTTGGAAGTGCATTGTTTACAGGTCTGTTAAACGCAATAACAAGCATTAATTGGTTGGATTTAGCATTTAATATTGCCACTTTACTGGCTGAAGCCTTAGCTGCAATAAATTCTTTTATATGGGGCGCTGCTAAAGGAATTGCGGAGAGTTTATGGAATGGATTAACATCAGGTATTCAGAATTTCTTCTCAAATCCTATAGGTTTCCTTAAAAAGAATATCGTAGATCCGATAGTAAATGGAATCAAATCATTGTTTGGAATTCACTCGCCATCTACTGTTTTTGCTGAAATTGGTGGTTATCTGATTGAAGGTTTGAAAAAAGGTATGAAAGAATTGATACCTGACCTAATTTCAAATGTAGGAGAATGGTTTGGCAATATCGGTGAAACTATTCATGACACATGGGATAATGTGAAATCTTGGACTTCAGATAAATGGAATGGAATTAAGGATTTTTGTTCTGATACTTGGAATAAGATAACTGGGAATACAAAATCAAAAACTACGGAAATTAAAAATCAGATTTCTAGTTCATGGTCAGAATCCAGTTCAAAAACTAGAGAATCACTATCCAAGACCAGCAGTAATATTTCCTCATCTTTCCGAACTATGAGTTCAACTGTTTCTTCTCAATGTAATGAAATTAAGAATACAACGTCAAAGAAATTTAGCGAGGTAAACAAAAATGTAGCATCACTGAAAACGCCTATGAATAAAAATGCTAAGGATGCTTTCAATAGCTATAATTCAGGAGCTAAATCTATTGATGTACAAGGTGTAGCAAGAAGCATCATGAACAAGGTAAAAAATACGATAAGCAGTACTACAAGTCAGGGATATACTTGGGGATCTGATATGATGTCCGGATTAGCAAGCGGAATTCGCAATGCTACAAGCTGGGTTACGAATGCAGTAAGCAATGTTGCCAACACGATTAGTTCATGGCTGCATTTCTCAAGACCTGATGTTGGACCGCTGCACTACTATGAAGAGTGGATGCCAGACTTTATGCAGGGTCTTTCTTCAACTCTAGAGTCAAGCTCACCAAATCTTATTAAACGAGTAAGAACTGTTGCTGATCAGATTTCAAATGCAATGCAAATGTCCTTTTCTGAACCTGCTTTAGCTTTTGCAGGCGGGAGAGAACTTACTGTATCTCATGAATTTACTGAAAAGAAAGATAATAGGGAAACGACATTGGATAATGTAATAGAAGCAATCGAAGAAATGAAAGATGAAATAACCAAAGTGAAAAAATCTATCGATGATAAGGATACAAGTGTAAATATTGATAAAAAAGCTTTAAAGGACACTGTTGTTAATGAAGTGAACAAGGATACCAGAAGAACAGGTAAATGTCCTATTGATTTTTAAGGAGGTGCAGGATATGGTATTTACTGCAAATGGTGTAGCTTTGCCTGCACCTACATCAATTAAAGTAGATGATGAGATTATATGGTCATCCAACACTGGCAGAGTGGCATCTGGTCACATGACAGGAGATGTAGTTGCAAAGAAAAAGACAGTATCAATAACGTGGGGAGTGTTGAATGATGAAGATATGAAAAAAATCAAAGATAATATGATTGATGATTTCTTTCCTTTTCAGTTTCATGATGCGGGAGTGGATATAACGATAACATCATATCGAGGTACATTATCCAACGAACATATTGGAGAACTGGGAGATGGATATTACTGGTATAAATCTGCATCTGTAAAGGTAATTCAGCAGTAGAGGATACAATATGTTAACTACAACTAGTGAATATAAGACTGAAATTTCGAAAACAGGCAGACATTTCCTAAATAAGATAATCATTAACGAGACTGAATATACAGGAATTAAAAATTTTTCATATCATGGTGGAACAAATTCATCAGATCATATTTCTATAGGTGATGCAGTTTCCGCTTATATTGAATTTACACTTACCGATTGTCCATCTAAAATGCTAACAGGGCAGAAAGCAACTGCCTATATAGGATTGAAGTTGTCTGATAGTGTTGAATGGATAAAAATGGGTATATTTCATTTAGATAAGCCTAAGAGAAATGGTAACTATCTGGATATAACAGCTTATGATAATTTTTCTCTTATGGAAAAAGGATTTTATTCCGATTTGAGCGGAAATCAAAAAATCGTCGATATACTGGATGAGCAGTGTAATAAGATAGGAATATCATTTGTCGGTGGAGCTGATGATGTATATTATGATGTTGATTTACTAAAAGGCAGTACAGTTCGAGAAGCAGTTGCAATTTTGGCTGCATACTGTGGGAAAAATGCAATCATAAATAGAGATGGAAATCTTAAATTTGTATGGTTTGATGATATTGGTGTAACGCTTACCGATGATTATTATAATGATACTATTGAATTTGATGAAGAAGATACGGTAATTAAGAGATTAGATTGTACCAATGAAACAGAAACATTATCTATCGGAACAGGAATAGGTATTGTATTTTCATGTCCAGGAATGACCCAGGAAAGGTTAAATGTTTTATATAATCGTATCAATGGGTTTACATATCGTGCAGTTTCTTTTGATTGGCAGAGAGCTAGACCTGATATAGAAGCAGGCGATATGATTAATCTAACTATACAAGGAAACAATTGTTCTGTACCTTTAATGGATTTTATAGTGAGCTGTGATGGTGGTTGTTATGGTTCGATAGAAAGCAAAGGAAAAACACAGGAAGAGCAGGACCATGAATTTACAAGTCCTTCTGAAGCTCGTTATAACTTTGTGTATGAAGAAGTAATTTCTGTTAAAAAAGTAATGGCAGATACCATTGATGCATGGCAGGGAAATTTTGAATCCATTGAAACAAATTTCCTAACCGTCAATCAAAAAATCACTGCTCTAGAGGGCGAGTTTGAAAAAATAAATGTTGATGAATTAACAGCTAGAATTGCAACTATTGAGCAAGCGTATATTTCCAAAGTAGAAGCTGCAGAACTATATGCAACTAAAGCTGAGATAGGAGTTTTAGATGCCGATGTCGCCAACATTAAAACATTGCTTGCTGGTTCTACTACAACGGGCGATTTACAATCTATTGTCATTAATTCCAAGAATGCAACTATCGAAAACGGTACAATCAAAAATGCAATGATTGAAAGTCTAGCATTTGATAAGATTACTGGTGTCGATATCAATACTACTAAATTAACTGTTCATTCTGCTGATGGTAAATCGATATGGCGAGATAATACAATTCAGATAAGTGATAGTACACGTGTAAGAGTACAGATAGGTAAAGATGCATCTAACGATTACAATATCTATATATGGGATAAAACAGGGAAACTGATGTTCGATGCAACAGGCGTAACTGCTGATGGTATCCAAAGACCGATTATTCGTGATGATATGGTTTCTGATACCGCAAATATCAATGGAAAGAAAATTAATATTCAATCTGTTGTAAAAGAGATAAACAACGGTACTGAAAAGATAAAATCTTCTTCCGTTTTATATGACCCTACAGGACAAACATTGAATATAGCATTCAATGAACTCATTACTACTGTTGATGGTATAGATGAAAGAGTAGAATCCAATACAACTCAGATATCTATAGCAAATGGAGAAATTAATACATTGATTTCTAAAACTACACAAATGCAAACAGATTTATCTTCTGCACAAGGAAATATCACTGATTTAAGTACGAAGTACAACCAAATGAAACAAACAGTTGATAGTTACGGTGTTACTATCGGAGAACATACTTCTCAGATTACTTCTGTACGTAATGATTTGGATAATCTAGAGGTTGGTGGAAGGAATATTTTGGTCAATAGTGATTTTTTAAGAGAGACATATGGGTGGGTTATCGAATCAACAACAATGACTTATAAAGTTGTAGATGACGATAAAGTAGGAAAGTATTTGTCATTAAAATCTACTGCTGCTGGAAATGTGAATGGTAACAGAATATATCAAATTAATTTTGCAAATGGCGATACCGGTCATATAGCAAATCAAGTATATTCACTTTCTTTTTATGCAAAAACTACTTCAACTACAGCTGTCGGTATTCATGCAGGTTGGGTTAGTGGTTTAAAAACATTATCTATAAGTGGAACTACTTGGAAAAGATATGCTGTAACATATACAACTACAGGCACTGGAAGTATGACCATTTACATTGATAAAGCAAATACAGAACTTCATATAGCTCAAATTAAATTAGAAAAAGGTAACAAAGCCACAGACTGGACTCCAGCACCCGAAGATATCGAATCTTCAATAACAGAAGTATCCGATAAACAATCTTCTATGCAACTCGATTTAGATGGTTTTAAAACATCAGTAAGCAATACATATGCGACTAAAACTCAGTTAAATACTGTAGATGGTAAGTTTGCTAATTATTCCACTACAACGCAAATGAACACCGCTATTAATCAAAGTGCATCCAATATTAAATTAGAAGCTTCTAAAACCTATGCTACCAAGAATGAGTTAACAGGCAAGGTTGATACAGATAAAGTTGTTTCAGCAATTAATGTATCTCCAGAAGAGATAAAGATTCAATCAAGTAAGATTACTCTTGAAGGTATCGTAACTGCAAACAGTAGATTTAAGATTCTTACAGACGGTTCTATGGAAGCTGTTAATGGTAAGTTTAGTGGAACAATAACCGCAAGCAATGGAAAAATTGCAGGTTGGAATATTGACACTATGAACATATACAAGGAAACAGAAAGTGATGGGTATGTTTATAGGTCACAAGTAACATGTTCTACCGCATTATCGACAGGTGTTGTATTTGGAATTAGTAGAATAAAAGACAACAACCGTGAATGGATGTTTTATGTAGCTCCAGATGGAAGATTATATGCAACTAAAGCCTCTATTGTCGGTTCGATTACTGCGACTAGTGGTAGAATAGGAAAATTTAATATATATTCAGATTTTTTAATGGCAGGAACTGGCAGTACTGCTGCTGGTATGAGCGGTAATCAAGCATTCTGGGCTGGTGGAGAAATATCTAATGAAGCACCATTCAGAGTTTCATATGATGGAAAACTAGTTGCTACAAATGCAACGATCACTGGAATCATAAACGGTGGAAGTATAACTTCAAATACTAAAATAAATGTAACAACAGATGCAACCATAGGCAATAACTTATATGTTGGACAAGATCAGAGTGTTGGTTCTTCACGTGTAAAATACGTTTATTTTTCTAATAACACATATTTAAGAAAAACATTAACTAGTAATTATGAATATTTACATGTTGTTGGTTCAGATAATGTCTCGTTGGCAGCTGGATATCACAAATCTTCTGTACATGCTGGTATATCTGTTGTAACCGCGGATAATATTCCATCAGTTAATATATATACTAATGATGGAACTTCTGGTATTAAACCATCAGTATCATTAAATAACAAAGATGTAAATATATATAGTAGTTATGCTGTTAGAATGACAAATGGAACAAGTAAACAAATATCATTTTGGAGCGGATCTGGAACTTTCGGTGGATATTTTACACCAGCTAGTCCAGATAATGCTGACAAAATAACATTAGGAACAGAAGATTACAGATGGTACAGATTATATTCACAGCTTGGTGTTTATACGCCTTCTGATATTCGTAAAAAAACAAATATAAGAGAATATGATAAACGTTTCGAAGATATGTATATGGATTTAAAACCGATAATATATGACTTCAAAAACGATATAGGTAATTCTCATTGCGGTTTAATTGCTCAATGGACAAAAGATGCTATGAATAAACATGGTGTTAATGATGCTGAATTTGGAGTGTATGAATATAACGCTGAAAGTGATAGTTACGGAATTATTTATGAAGAGTTAACATCACTTAATATGTACATGATTCAAAAAACTATCAAGCGTGTAAATACACATGATAAAGAAATTGCAGAATTGAAGAGCGAGATTGCTAGGCTTCAATCAAAATTAGAGGCATATGTCAATGGCACACTTGAAATAAAGAGAGCTTAGCGTGCTCTCTTTTCTTATTAAATAGAGAGGAGAAATGAAATTATGGCAAATGTAACAAGTACAAAAAAGAAAACAATTACAATCAATAACAGAATTAAAGTAGATGATACAGTTGTACGTTATCAGGATGTAACAATCGATAGTGAAAATCCAGACGATATTAAAATTAATGCATATTACGCATCAGGAGATGGAATCATGGATTTATATAAAGCTAATCGTACTGCAGTACGTGAGCAAGAAGACGCATTTGAAGATTTTGCCTTTGAAGAACAGGAAAAAATCAAATCAGAACAACTTAAGGCTTAAAATTTTCATATTGTAAACAGGAGGAATAACTTATATGAAATTATTAGATATCTTAAATTCACAATCTACATTAGCAGAACTAAACAACTGCAAAGGTTTATCTTCGGTGACAGCTTATCGAATTGCAAAAAATATTAAATTAGTAAACGAAGAACTGAAAGATTACAATGAGCAACGTATTAAATTATTAGAAGAATTAGCTAATAAAGATGAAGACGATAAACCAATTATTAATGAAGAAAATGGTATGCAAGAATATGAGTTAACAGATGAAAACAAAGTTAAGCTACAAGAAGAAATAGATAAATTATTAGATGAAGAAATTAACATCGATATTAAAAAGGTTTCACTTGAGCAGTTGGATAGAGCTGGTCTATCTCCAGCACAATTAAGTACAATCGAATTCATGATTGTGATTGAAGAATAAAAAAGGAGGTGGTCAAAACATCTCGTTTTTAAGGATTGAACGTTATCAACCCTTTTTATTATGCCGAAATTGGCGAAAGGAGAAAGAATTATGGAAGAAGAAAACAAAGTAGTAGAAACAGAACAGGAAGTTATTAAACCCGAAAGAGAAGGAGTATCCGCATCTACCATTGCTAGAACAGTATGCTTATTCTTAGCATTAGCAAATCAATTATTAGCAGTATTTGGAAAAGGATCTATTGAATTAGCCGATGAAGTTGTGTATCAGCTTGTTACAGCTGGATTCACAGTTGTTTCAGCGTTAGTGGCTTGGTGGAAGGATAATCCATTTACGGCAGAAGCACGTGTAACTAATCGTGCTATGAAAGACCTAAAAGCTCTGAAGAAAGGAAAATAGCTTTTCATGGACCGTATTATCGACATGCTGATTGCTGTTGCGGTTCCCACAATCGTCTATCTTATCCAAGACAAAATCAAAGATAATAAACGTAAGCAGGAAATGATTGAACAAGAAAAAAAGCGTAAACAAGAAATGATTGAACAGGAAAGGAAACGCAAGCAAGAAATTATTGAACAGATTGATCAGAAGCAAAACGAAGAAATCAAAGTACTGCGAGATGGAATAAAAGCATTGTTACACGACCGAATTATTCAAAAGTGTGAATATCATTTGAGACAAAAGCATATCTCTGCATCTGATATCCAGGAGCTAGAATATATGAACGAACCATACAAAGCTCTAGGTGGAAATGGAACGGTAAAAACAATGCTCAGCGCAGTACATAAATTAGATAAAGAAACAAATAAGTAGGAGGTATATAATATGAAAAAAGGACAGACAAGTAAACGTGGAGGATATGAAGATATCCTATTTCCAATGCAGGTGTTGAACATTACGCAGGGCGATAATGTAGGTACTCATAAAGGAACGTATGCTACTGATAATGCGGGAAAAGATACAGGAATTGATCCGATTTTTGCACCTGTTACTATGACATTAGTTGCTCATGATTCAGCCAAAAACGGAAATGCGGTGTTTTTCCAGTCCGATAATAAAGTACGTTTTGCAGATGGAACAATTGACTACTTAACATGTATGTTTATCCATGACAATTACATTGCTGATATTATTAACGTTAAACACTTTAAACAAGGGCAAGAATTTGGTGATGAAGGAACTGCTGGATATGCTATAGGCAATCATTCTCATATGGAATTCGCAAAAGGTAAATTCACTCATATGTATGACCAGAATAAATACGGAGTATATCATTTACCTAATAACATTCCTGTTGAAAAAGCTTGTTTCATGGATGGAACAACCATGAAGTGTGGTAAAGCAGATTGGAAGTATCTAAAAGATGTAAAAGTATCTGAAAACAAATGTCCTTTTAAGTCAAGTGGTACCGTTAAGGCATTATATGATAATATTCGTGTACGTACTTCTCCAAGCACTAAAACAGGAGATACAGGACTAGTGTACAATAAAGGAATGATTTTAAATTATAGTTCAGTAGTTACTGGTGACGGCTGGTACTGGGCAAAATATAAACGCTCTAACGGTGGTACTGGTTATTGTGCATTATGTAAAACAAACGGATCATCTAAATACTGGAAACAGGTATAATAAATATCCCTACTCTCAATTACGAGGGTAGGGAGTTTTTTTTATTTATAAATTT